ATACAGCCCAAATAGCTCCGGCTTGTAAAACTTGCTCGCATTTGTAAGATGCTTTGTCAACATTCTCTAAAATAATCGTTGGTTTTGGTCTACTCATATGCGTATCCTTTTAATTAACTACGCATATATTTATCTTTTTTTATTAGAAAAGTGCTACTATATTAAACTTGTTGAGTGTTCATATAGTCTATTAGAATCTTAACATCATCTTGATTAATACAAAATACGTGTTGTATCTTGTTTGGATTACCGTCATACTCTTGTATTAACTTTTCAACTAGAGTTGGATAAAATTGAGGATCTGTTATAGTACCTGTACATAAATCTTCTGATTCAAATGTAGGTTTTGTAAATAGATAAGGGTCGTTTTGATTTAAAAATAATACTAATATAAACCACTTCATTTCCAGTCTCCACCGCCGTCCATAGTAACTGTTACAGTTTCATCATCTGCACTAGATTTATTATCAACGATAAGTTTTTCTAGTCTTCCTTGATGATTTGCCATTACAGTTCCTAAGGCGTATACAAGTGCTTTAGCTTGTGCTAGTGGAATTCTGATTTCTTTTTGGTTAGTAGTTTCAGCAGTCTTTACAACTTGTATAAACTGTTGAATTGGTATAGTATTAATTGGTTCGTTTGTTTGCATCTGAAAGTTCCTGTCTCATTGTAAATTCAGTTTTAAAAGGACCTTTGTAATCATACTTTTCAAGTGTGACTAGTTTAGGACAAAAACTTCGTACCCAACCCTTGTCAAAGTGAATAATGTAATATCCTGCCGCATACAAACTCTTAGACTTTTTACTTTTAGTAAAGAGAGGTAATTTCTTTTGTACATTGTACATTACATTGTAAGGTGTACTAGACGTCGAAAAACCGTGTATTTCTTTAGTAGCAGAACTACCATCTGATATAGTTGCTTTATCATAACTAATACCACCAATAAAACTATTAAATGATTTAATATCAGTAAAGTAATCTGTTCCAGATGAACAACTATACATGTATCTTTTGTCTTCTTGTTTTGATAGTGTACCAATACGTTCACCATCTTTTTCTACAATCCAAAATTTGTTCTTTAGGATTGGCTTTGCCTTAATTGTCATTCTTGCCTCCATGTTATGAATACCTCGCATTGAGTGGATCAGCATATAACTGAACATTGTCTGCAATCCGTTGCATATCGTGTTTAGCACAAAATTTCATTAAACGCATACCTACTTGTGTAACTTCTTTTGCAACCATGTTGTCTTCAATTACATCGTTAATAATACTTCTAATGTTGCCGGGTTGTGCAGTTAAGTCACAAAGGACAACGTTACGTTGATAGTCATCAAGTACACGATGTTCTACACCTTCGTGATCAGTCCAGCGTTGTAGCATCATGTTGTTCCAGTTAAAGCCTTTATTGTCTTTATCTTCAAATGCTTCAATAAGACCAACTTTGTTCTTAGTACCTTTTGTACGTACACCAGGGTATGCACTAAACACATTATCACTTGTGTCACCACGCATACACTTTTCAAACAACATAAATTCTGGATTAGGAGCAGGCTTCGGCTCTTTAGTTTTCTTGTCAATAACAGGTTGCCTTTTCTTATCGTCAAAGTAACCTTCATGTGAAATAATTGTATTACTAACACCATTGTACTGTGTTACGTTCGGACCAATAAGTTGTGCAAAGTCACCGTCAGTACTAATAATAACATGTTTATCATTAGGATGTGCTTGTACCCAACCTGCAATAAGATCATCTGCTTCTAGCTCAGGGTGTTGCATCACAGTACAATTAGTCTTTGTAGTTACAAAGTCTTTAAACTCATCGAACATCTCCCAAAACACTTTATCTTCTTCAGCTTGCGATTCAGTAAGTGCATCACGTGCAACCTTTCTATTTCTCTTGTAAGGTTCGTAAAAGTCTTTACGCCAACTGCGTCCTTCTAAACAGAACACAACATGACTGCCATCAAAGTCAGCCCATGCTTTTTTAATACTGCTTAGTGTAATATGAAAAGCCATGCCTATCTTTGTGTCAAGATCACCACGTATTACATGTCTTGCACGAAAGAATGTGTTAGCTGTGTCTACTAGAATATATGTCATTAGTTTGCCTTTTTGTAATTTATAGTAGTATTATAGCACCAGATCTGGCTTATGTCAAGCATTATTTAACTTCAGCTTTACCATTATCGTCTGCTTTACTAGTTTCAATATATCCCATACCTCGATCAGTTTGTTGACCGTCTTCTTCTAACATCTGTGTAGCAATAGTTCTAAACCATTGATCAACAATATGCTCTGGTTGTTCGCCTGAGTATCCTGCATCAATAAGTTGTTCAATAAACTCATTGTTCCAATCGAGCTCAAAGAAACCGTTCTTAATGTTCTCTGGATTCACTTGTGTATCTAGTACTGCTACCCAAGGCTTCTTATCTTTAGTTGCTTGTGCTTTTTCTTTTTCAAGAATAGCTCTACGTTGTTCTTCTGCTGTAAGTTTTTTTACTTGTTCAGATTTCATACCCAACGCTTTTTTTACTTTATCTAACATATATTACCATCCTGCCTTTCTTATTTTATCTTCGTTAATAGGTGCTTTCATAGCTTTTTCATGTTGCTTATTTTTGTATCGTGCATCAAGTGCCCCACGCATTTCCGAAGAGTGAAATGTGTAGTCTTGGGGTAAATCTCCATCCTTCTGCCATACACGCTTCAGCCACGTCTTTAACGTTGAGGGCATATTCTTCACTGCGTCCACCCAACGGCATAAGATATACTGGACATTGTACCCCGGCACCTTGATAAGCACTGACAGCTCTTTTAACTTCATCAAAATCATCTTGAGTAGCGACAACAAACTTAAGATAGATGTCGCTATCAGTAACAGTGTTATACTGCTCAGCCACATCAGGCTTAATAGCAGTATCCCAAGGTTCTCCGCTAACACTAAGTTTTGGGGAACAAGACCAAGTAACTTGGATTCTGTCTTGATCGTTGAGATAGTTGAAGAAATCGTTGTGTAAGTGTTGTGTAGTATTTGTTTCAAATGTAACATTCCTTAAATCCTGCATACGTGGATGTTCAAATAAATCGATGTAGAGCTTTTGCCACGCCAATAAAGGCTCTCCACCTGTCATGATCAAATGTACGTCTTGACCATTATCTTGTACCCACTTACCGTTAGGAGTAAGTGATAGTAAATGTTCAACAACAGCATCAACACCTGCTAGTTTGTTAAAGTGTTTAAACTCAGGATAGATACTTGCATATGTATCACAGCCTGTGTGTATAATAGGCAAGTCGTTAAATTCTTTTGTAGTTTCGTGTACACCTTGATTGATAAGTTCCATTACTTCTGCGTTATGTTTCTTACCTGCTTTGTGTTGCTCCCAACGATCACGTTTTTCGTCTGTACCAAAGTTCATACAACGAAAGTTACAACCAAAGGTACGTAAGAACACACTAGGCACTCCTACAAATTTACCTTCACCTTGTACACTATAAAATGCTTCTGAGTATCTTAATTGTTTTTCTTTACTTTCCACAAGCAAACTCCTGTTGTAGTTTAATGTTATCCATAAACTCTTTCTTAGTACCTGCGTCATCTTTAAACGCACCTTTAAGTACAGTTGTTTGTGTAAGACTACTGTGTGCCTTAATACCCCTGTTCTCAACACAACCATGTGTTGCTTGTACATAAACACCTAAGTGTTCTGCACCTGTTGCTTTTTGTATTTCACGAGTAATGTCGTTTGCAAGTTCTTCTTGTAGTGTACCACGTTCAGCACACCATTGTGCAATACGTGTATACTTAGATAGTCCAATTAATTTGTCAGCGGCAATAATACCAATGTACGCAACACCTTTTACAATTTGATGATGATGTGAACACATACTTGTAAGTTCGCTTCTAACAACTAACATACCTGCATAACGGTCTTCACCATCATTTGGAAATGCAGTTGCGGCCGGCATAGGATCATAACGTCCTGCCATTAATTCATTAATATACATTTTTGCTAGACGTTTGCCAGTTCCCATACTGTTAGGATCATTATGCCTATCAATCACAAGTGAGTCTAGCACACTTTCAAAGGCTACAGTTGCTTCTTCAATTAGTGCTTCTTTGTCACCGTCTACTAAAACATCACTGATATTGTCACCAGCCCACGATCTAATACCAGCTTCTTCTAGCCTTGTTTTAATTTCTTCACTTTTGTTCATTTACTTCTCCGATGTTAAGGCAGTGGATTGCCTGTAATAGTTTATATTATACAATATATTTAGGTCTATGTCAACCTTTTTTAACATAATTTAGGTAGTCTTTGGCAATCAATTCATGTATATTCTTAGTATAATGCTCGCCGTCGACTCTGTGTTCGTCCGTTTCTATGTTAATGGCCTTTGCTAATTGCAAATAACCTTCTGCGGACGATGATGCTTTTGTACCTGCTTGCCAATCTCCGTAAAGCTCAACATTGTCAGGAACAAATACTCTATTGTTAATCGTCCATTGATACCATTTAATATCTCGTCTAGCACACATAGTATCAATTGCTAATAAGTCTAAACAATAGTCTTTGTATTGTAAAGGTGTTACTAGCTCGTGCCAAAGTTTTGTGTAGATATACTTTTCATGAAAGGGTTTAAAGTCTGCTTGTACTTTCATATCATCAAAAAAGAAACCTTTGAATTCTTCATAGTTCTCTTTTCTAACTTGATCAATCATTTCAATGTAATTTTCAGTTACACGATGATCTGTATATCTTTGTATCTTTTTGTCTTTTGGTTGATTGTCATCTAAGAATAAATCTACATTTGTGTTTTCACCAACATCTAAGTTACGTGAACATGCAAGTAAGAATCTATTCCAGTATGTACTTTGTACAAATACTTCATCAATGTCGTCATAACGATCAAGTATTGATTTAACCCAAGCAGGATATTTTCTATTACATCCACCTGGTTGACTATAGATAACAACTTCTTTATTATTTTCATCAGCATAGATCTCAGCATAGTTATTATCTTGCCAT